GTATTGACCCAAGCTGGCTGTTTAATAGAATACTGTGACCCTGATGTTGCATAATCTGTTGTTTGAAAGGGTATTTGTATTGTTGCGGTAAAAGTAACATCCGCACCTGCTGATACCTGAGACACTGCTGTAATAATCGCGTAGCCGAGTGGAGCTAATTCAGTGGCACCACCACCCACAATCTGGCCACCAATCCAAGCATCTGTATAGCGTGCTGTTGCTGGCAACGCTGAGAATGTTATAGTTAATACTGATGCAAGAACGCTCAATGTTACAGTGGCAGCATTATAATTTATTTTATTAAAGTCATAAGCAGGCAACGGGTAAATATCCAAATATTCGAATGCAAAATGAATTGGATCGTAACTATCAATAAATATTCGACCTGGTGGAAAATTAGGTGATGTTAGAATCAGTGTGTCATTGTCTTGCGTGTAATCAATATCAAATAAATCAGCTCCAGTATAATCCACTGGGATGGCTTGAACTAAATTAATAGTCTCATCATCATAAACAACTTGTTCCCCTCTATAGGTAACAACATATCTACCCTGATAGTCTATAACTGGAGTTTCTGAATTAGGTGTTGATAAGACATAAAAGAATTGATCACTACCAAGGACTATATAATGGCGACCATTTTTGTCAACGAACTCATACATAGTTGAATTAAAAATAGCATCACCCGTAGCATTATATCTAAAGGTTGTACCTTTTCGTTTACGTGCTAGACCGGTTGTTCCTACTTCTGCGTTTAAAAGGCTTTGGGCAGCGGTCAAATATTCCGCAATATCGGTACGTTTCCAGGTTATCTGATCGGCTTCACCCGCAGTAAAGGCGGTTTGCCTTACCATCTTACTCGACATAAATCACACCTTTAATATAAGTATACTTTAATTAAAACACCAGTTTAGTTTGAAAACACAAACTTTTAGCATTAAACAAAGGTTATACGGTCGAAATCATTGTAAGGTGTGGCAGATACACTCCTTTCCATGTCATCTTGTAAAATAGCCTTTGTTATCATCTTTTCATATTCTTTTTCAAGATAGGCTGCTAGTTGAATATTATTGGTGAGTGTTGGCGCAAGCTTTGCTGCTGCATATAAAACCAATGCTCTAGCAAATAATGGCTTATAAACTTCTGGTGCTGCTTGATTAACAATATAGTAATAACCAACCGGTTTTACTTGTGCCAATAAATAACCATCAGCAAATTCATAAATAGGCCATTGAGAACCCACAGCTTCCCATTTAAAAAATTTCCCAAAATCACCTGGCAATTGATAGGTATAGTTATAATCTGGTGAGAAATTGAAGGTTAATGGAGTATTATCTAAAACAAATTTAACTAAAAAAGTCCAATTATAAACTTCATATAATTCTGGTGCTAATTCAATAAGCTTTGCATTTGCCTGTTGCGCATCGGGGCTTTCATTAACTGAGGCGACCGCAAGCCGCCCCAATTCTGAAAGAGTTCGATTTACAAGCTGCAATTGCGTAGGCATTGCAGTTACGCCGTAGCAACAATGCGATAATAGATTTTACAAACGAAGGTAGAATCACCAGTTGTAAAATCAGCTGTAGCGCAACTTAGATATAGCCCTTTATTCACTGAAGTTGAGAATGGAGCTAAGACTGTTGATCCATTAAATCCGAAAGTAGTACTTGCTGCTGCAAAGAAATCCGCGGCTGCTTCAGTATTGGTTGCAGGAACACCAGCACCATGAACAGTTGAATCATATTGTGCAGCAACAACTCCACCGACTGCATAGTTTGCTGATACATAAGTCATTACCAGTTCCATGCGGTGAACCACGATCAACTTATTTGCGCCAGGTGCGGCAATCAGTAACTTAGGGGCAGAATACAATGCTTTAAACTGAGCAGCTGTAATTGCCACGGACGCTACTAACAATAAGTTGTCTACGTTATAACCGGAATCTGAACCTACACTACCATTAGTATCACCAGCAAGTAACAAACTGCCAGCTGTATAAGATGCTGGAGCACCATCAACAGATGCAACATAAGTTTTTGTATTGTCGGTGACATCTTTAGCAGCTGCTTGACCAATTGCAGTTAAAACACTTGCTATTGTCCAGTTAGGTGCCGAGTAACTTACCTTGAATTCTAGTAAAGTAGATGCCTCACCAGTATTCAAAGGGAATGTACTTGTATCTGAATAGTTGATATACAGCACATCATTAGGCTTAACGACACCAGCTTCACCTAGGTCATTCATATAGCCGGCCGTTGTAATTGTACCTAAACTATCAGAAGTACTCGCAATAAAGATACTTGGTGCGGTACTTATGTTTCCTTCACTTACTAGTGATAGGGTTTGGAAATTAGACATGAACCACTCCTTATGCGTTAGCCACGTATGGGTTAGCTGTCTCAATCAGCGCAATACCGTTGTATTGAATTACGTTGGCACCAGATGTTAGGACGGTTAACAATTCCCATCTATCATTTTGTGGTACCCAAGTGATGCTGGTTGAAACGTCACGGTTGAAAATCTGAACCATTGAGTCCATATGCACTAAAGGAGTCAAATAAGTATCAGTACCCATAGAGCTTGTGAACGGTATAGTGTTAATACCGTTAGCACCTAGTGTGCGAATATCTACACCTAAGTAACTAGACAATCTGTTGTCAACTAATGGCCTCACATCGTTGTAAAATATATTTACAACTCTATCGTCATTCAACATTGATTGTTTGGTGATTGCGGGCAACCATAAGGAGCAAGCATTTTCCATTACGTCCACGCCCTGGTTTTCCAGGTAAGACAATGCTTGAGCTAATTTGCCTTCATTCATACCAGTGTTTACGCCCACCGCTGCATCAACAGTAAATATGGTACCGAAACCAGAAGAGGTATAGAGGGCATTGATCTTAATGTAATCCACCATTCTAGCTGCGGCTAGAGCATGTAACTTTGCATGGTCAACTATCTTGTCGTAAGCGAAAAGAGTCTTTTCACCACCACCAATAACGGTTTTGAGTGCATAGTTATAAGGGATAATCATTACATTGGTTGCATCAACCGGTGTAATGGGAATATCTGTTGGTGCGTAGGTTTGGTTATGCATTTCAACAATATCAGAAACAGGAACGTTGGTAGCTTCACCAGTTGTGCCATGTCTTTCTTCAATTGTATCTGCAAGAAATTGTTTATTTTGGTAACGGATAGTTACTTCGGTGTCGAATAGTTGCGACGCGGTTGCTAAATCAATTTGATCAGCCATGATTGCGTACCTCAATAGTATAAATAAATACACGTGAATCACGTGTTCCTATCGATAACTATTGGGTTACGGCTATACCGGCCAATATTATGTGTGATTGCATAAATGAAAGGTTGCCTTTTAGGGCTTTCATTCATGAATGCTTGTATTTTATGTCTTAATATTTAAAATTGTCAAATTGGAGTGGCTTCTATGCCAATATAATTATTGAGTAAATTAAATGCAAATCAAGAATATAATTAAATCTGTAACTATTTTTACGATACTAGTAATTTGTAGTGATGCAATATCTCAGGACGCATATATCGTTTTAATATTAGGGCAATCTAATGCAGCGGGTCGTGCTGAAGTCAGTAGACTGTCAAACAAATACTATAACCCTATGAATTATGTTGCCAATCCTAAGCGAGTTAAGATTTATGATAAAGGTAATATGGCAGACAGGGACTTATCAAAGGACAATGGGTCATGGAAAGATTATTATGCTGGGGTTAATAGCAATACGGATGGCTCACCACTTAATAATTTTGGCCCAGAACTTTCGTTGTCCCAACTCATAACCAGATATAAAAATGGAAACGTATATATTATCAAGGCCGCCTTTGGGGGGACTGCTTTATCTCCAAATATTCCAACTATGTACCCTGGTAATTGGACAGATAACAATCTTTCTATTGCAATGGAATATTACTTTAAACCGGCTATGCGTGATTTGCATGTCAATGAACCTAATTCAAATGTGCATTTTCTTGGTGTGATTTGGTGGCAAGGAGAAAGTGACGCAGCCGCAGGGATATCCGCCTCCATCTATAAAGAACAATTTACCATTCTTAAAAATCATGCGGATGAATATCTTTCTAAAGAATTTAAATACCCATATAAATGGGTACTAATAGGGCTAAACTATAAACAAGATACAAATGAAGCCGCAATCAATACTGCGCTTAAAAGTTTATCGGGAAAAGACACTTACTTCATTCCAACACTAGCTTATCCACGTAAGATGGATTTAACCCAATCTCAAAAATGGCCTGTAGAATCTGAAAGAGACGATAATCACAGCTCTTACATTGCGCAACTTTCTGTTGGAGCTAAGGCTTTTATTGCATTTACAGAATTTCTTAATATTTAAAATTGTCAAATAGGATAAGCTCGTAGCATTGCTGATATATTTACTCTTATAGTTTTTCCAATTGGTTTATGTGGTTTCTCAAGATGCCACCATAAAGCATATTCAAGTTTACAATTTTTACATTCAACATGGCGCCCTATTATTCCCCCTATAATATGATCATATGTTTTATGGAATATATGTTTCTTGAAAAAACACCTCATTTATACACCCTCCATCAATTAAAATGCAAAATGTAAACAAATATAACTTTTTAGATTATAAGTAACCTAAAAATCAGTATATTTACGAATCATTTTGTTAGTGCGATTATTGTACTATATTTGTGACAGCTTGTGACATAAGCAAATGATTATAAAACAAGCACTTAACTAGTGTTTTGGTTCTTAGGTCTGATTATCTCGATTACTAGACCTAAGGATGTCAATCATAAATCCCCTCTCGACAACACATTCGGTTTGTGCTACAATTAACATGTGATTAATAGAGAGGACAATCCTATGTCAAATGCAAATTTAGTACAGTTTAGAATGAAAGATGAAACGGTTGAGCAAACCCAGCGTCTACAAGATAAACTTAAGGCGCCCAGTAAGTCTGATGTTATCAGAAGAGCAATTGGGTTAAGCGACCTTTTAGTTAATGCTTTGGAAACTGGCGACAAGCTTTTCATTGAAGGTCATGGGGTAAGGAGAGAAATACTAATCCCAGGAATATCAAATATTGGAAAATGAAATTATGACTTTTAGCGAGAAACCAGATATTGTTTTTGATGGTGCGATTAGTGAAGTCCCGGCGACTCAAGAAGGTAAAGTTACTGAGCTTCATTTATTGGGATTTGCAAAAACAATTCTTTTATTTGTTTTTATAGCCTTTGTAGCTTCTGCAATATCGGAATTATGTTTTAGAGGGAATGCTGTTTATGAGGCATGCAAAATAACTTTGCCACCTATAGCTACACTGGTTATTGGTTATTACTTTGGCTCTGCTAAGTAGTTGGGATTGCGGGTATATCTGCAAAGTGAGATATACCCTTCAGATAGTCTTCTTCAAAGTCACAAATAAACTCATAAGTCCCATTATTCATATGATCGACATGCGCTATTCTCGTATATCCAGTGGTTTCTTGATAAACAATGTAAGTTCCACTAGTTGCTGGTTTATGTGTTTTTATGCTATACCAAAACATTGATTCCTCACCCAGCAACCTTTAGCTCTTCTGATTGATTATTATTTATATGAAAAATTAATGCGCTTACATCATCTAAAGATTGTTGTCCGGTTTCACTGATAGTCCCTTGGACTTTAAATGATAGTAATTGGTGTCTAAACTCATTAGCTATATAGAGTAACTGTATTATTTGTTTTTCACTGATTATCATGATGCTCTCCACATGTAGGACACGGTTCAATGCAATTAGTATCCCTTATATCGAGACATTCATTCTTATAATAGTTATCAATCATGGATTGTATTTTATTGCGAAAAATCGCATATGAAAGCACGACCATAGAATCACCATCACAATAAACATCGATCAAATTAACTATAGATTCTAACTCTTCTTTCGTAAAATCATTCATAGATAAAATCCTGTAAATAGGCGACACAAGGTTGGAATTGCACCAACTACGGGCAGCTTTAGAGAACTGTGTTACCTGGCCTGAGCCACTGAATTCAATCAGTGCGTGCTATCTATCCGGATTCAGCCCCGCCCATTCTAAGCCATAGTCCTACCGAGCATGTCACTGTCCATGCAGCTTGTGTCATAATTTGGTGGGGCATGATGAGTTTTAATTCCTGCGTGGCCACGATTAATGGTAGACGGTCAACGGAAACCCCATAATATAAACTAAGCCCCATAAACCCTAATTATGGGTCGCATCCAATCTTTAACTTGTTCCCAAAAAGAAGTCATTGGAGTTTCAGCCTTGAAAATTAACGTACTAATGTTATCTTGTCCTTTGAAAACTGTAAGTGAATAACTATATGTTGCTGGTATAGCTTTCATATCATAACGATAGCCTGGATACATTGTTTTAAGTTCGGCTTTAATTTCAGCTATAGGAACTGTATTCATATTTCACCAAGTAAACAAAATGTTTTAATGGCATATTGCAACGATATTTCAAGGTTAGTTCTTGCTAGCTGCGCTGATCGCATTGCCGCAGATGTTTGACCAGTCGGCTCTTGGACTAATGGATAGTCTGGAAACTGGCTAGCTATCAATTCATCAAGACACATATACATGCCGCGAATATCTGTCATCTTAGCAACAAACTTTGGATCAATATTACTTATAAAATCTAATCTGTTATTTGGTAACATCATTCACCTGCATGGGCTAGTTTAGAACTTAAGTCGACATAGCGTTTCTGGGCTGCAATGCGGGCTTTACCACGACACTTCATCATTTCTTCACGCGCTTCATGAACATCTTTATGAGTGACTTGATTATAAGAGCCTGTGCTCACCTTATTTGTTCCTGGTACGCTAGAATTTAAAGCTTGTTTGCGTTGCTCAAGAATTGCATCTCTAACCTCTTTGTTCTTTATGGCTTCCTTCAATAACGCGGCACCCGCCTTCTCGGGGTAACTTTTACTAATGAAATCTTGTAACAAGTTAAGGTTATCAACGCCGATTTCTTTCTTGGAATTCTCGAATGATTCAAATTTAGATTTAACTGATTGATTCTGTGCCATAGCCAGCTTATCAAACTGTGCTTGAGTTAAGCCGCTTTCTTTAGCAGTCTTTTTAATATTAGCGACATCATTCTCATGCAGCTCAATACCTTGAGGAATAGCGTAATCATCTGGAACCTTAGTAACTGAATCATACTTACTCTTTAAGTCTTCATTGTCTTGATAGACCTTAGCAGCATTGTTATAACCGGCTTCTAATTCTTCAACTGTTTTAAATTTACCCGCATATAAAACTGGTGGTGTCGTTTCATCCGTCATTACTAACCTCTAATTGTTGTTTCTGAATCATGGCCTCAACTTTTTCAAGTGTGGCTTTAATGCCTCTAAGAATTGA